TATTAAGCAACTGACCTTTTGATCCTTGTTCGCCAGTATTTCTTTTTACTAATATCTGGTGTCTTAATCGTCCAGCCCTCATAACTACACCTCAGATAACTTGATAGAATCAAGTATTGATGTTGAGTTTAACGGTATATCATTAGTAGTCATGGTAACTGTGTCCTCACGATTCTCGTACAATGATGATACCAGCATTTTAACGCCAAGACTTGCTATGTCTCGATCATGTTGACTAAGTTCAATTACATCAAAAATAACAACAACACTATCAGGCTCAACATCGTCATGAATAGTTATACGTTGAGATATAGTATTAAATGAATAATTAACCGCCTCTGAGCCAACCTTTACTGAAGTTATAGAGTCGGTTACGCCTAAAGGTATAAAATAAGAGCCTTTGCTCAATGACATTTCAACAGTGCCAGTAGATAGCATTCTATTTGTGTACCTTTCTGCTAGATTGGTCGCGCCATCTATTAATGATTGTATATACTCATTTTCAGAATCATCATCAATTATATTTAGCTGCGCCTTAGCTTGTTCAATAGACACTATTTGTAGTGGCTCTTGCTGTATAACTCTTTTAAACATGACTTACACCTATAAAAAAGGGTGGCGAATTGCCACCCTTATTGAGTCTACTTTAACAAAGCAACTTTAACTATGCGTCACCAGAATTAGTGGTAGCAACAACGATAACGATTGCATCACTCGCTTGAATGATAGTAAACATTTCTTTGTTATTTTCTACATAGCGAACACCTTGCTTTTTCATGGTGTTAATTTGCATGTAGTCAATATCACCATTCGCCATAGAGAATGCTTTACTTAAATCACCGTAAATCATAACTGGTGCGTCAGCAGCTAACTGAGGTAATGTTTCATCAAAAACAACAGCTTTACCACGTAAGCGATCTTCTGAGCTATCCATAAAGCTATTAGTTAGCAATGGTCTACCAGTAGTATCTTTAACGGCTTCAAATACACTATAAGTATCTTCAGTCATATGCCATTTAGCATTAGCGCGATATTTTTGAGGTAAGGCGCGGCTAACAGCAAGGATTAATGCAATTTTTTCTTCATCGTTAGCGCCTAAAGCACCAGCAACACCAGTAGAAAATGCAGGGAAGAACTCATGACTACGAGCATCGGCAGGATCGGCAGCCATTGTTGACTTCCATGATTGACCAGTAGTATTGGTAATATCTAAACGACCACTTGATAAGATACCGCGACCATTTTTATCACCACCATCACCATAAAGCACTTTAGTTGATAAATCGACACCAAACTGATCACCTAATAAGCGAAGTAAATCTGAGTACACGTTATAAGTAGTACCGAAAAATGCTTCATCAGTGATAGGCGCGTTTGACATAATTTTCACTACATCAGATTTAACTTGACCGTACTCTTGAGTTGCAGTTGGTGGAAAATCAGTACCAGCAACGTTTTCAATGCCATCGGCTGTTGCAGGGTATTTACTTAGCACTAACTCACGATATTCGCGTGTTAAACCTTGACGTACACCAATCTGACCAAGGATAGGCGATAAATCACGCGCATACTCAATAAGATCAGTTGCTAATACTTCTTGGACTGCGGTTGCAGCACTACCAGTACCAGTACCATCATTCGCGCCAACTAAAGACAGAGCTTTGGCTTGGTCTTGCATTGCACCATCAAAGAAACTGTTGAAGTCACCAAAACCATGCGCTCCACCTTTACCATTAACAGGCATAGATTTACCAATGAATTCATTGATACTTTTCATTGCAAAACCACGTACAGCGTTCTTTTGATCTTCTGGTAAAACTAACGCTGGCGCTTTAAACTTGGAGCGAAGATCGCTAATTTCGTTTTTCATTTCTTCAGCTTCATCAGCCGAAAGTTTAGCACCATCAGTTAATTTTGACTCTAACGCTTTAACTTGTGTAGTAAGTTCATCGTTAGCTTTTTTTTGTAAATCTACTTGAGCAACCGCTTTTTCGAGCAACGCTTTTAATTCTTTGGCATCCATAATGGATTTCCTTATATTTAATTTAAGTTAGGGTATTTAATTTAAGCGCTGACCACAGCGATTACCAAACTGACCACAGCATAGCAATATAGAGATATTATTCCACTTTTTCCATTAAATCAAATATATCATCTTCTTTAGTGTTAACCTCTGCTACCATTTGCTCAAAAATATCACCAACTTCTTCAGCAAACCCTTTTGGGTCATAGTGATTGGCTATTTTTTCAGCTTGTGATTTAGATAACCCTTGACCACGTAATAGTTGTTGCAACTCACGCTTAGTAGGTAACTCACCACCTTTTATACTTGACTTAATAGCTTCAAGCTGAGCGTTTTCATCGCAAGGAAAGTTAACCCATGATATTTCTTTAATATCTAGCTCGATCAAGTTATTAATGCCTGTTTTGCTATCGTACTCACTCTTTACCTCAACATAACCAATAGAAAATGAATTAAGCGCGTTATCTTTAGCAAGTATTTTAATATCTTTACCCATACTAGTTTCAGATAATTTACCTGTCATTTTGAGTCCTTTGGAATCCTCTTCCATTTTAGAGTAAGATCCAACAGGTAGGATAAATGGGTCATGCGCCCAAAGCATTTTAGGCATAGTTCCTTTTTCAAGGTGTTTAGATATACTCTTACTATAACAGCCATCCATAGGGCGATCACCAGCATGATCTATATTGTGCTTAGTGTTACCGTAACAAGTAAACGTACCTGACTCATCATCGTACTTAAAATTGGTTACAGGCACTTCTATATATTTAACTTTCGACATCGGTTTCTTCCTCTACTGTTGATTCGGTTGGCTTGGATGCCTGTTCTTGCGCTATCCTTGCTTGTTCTTGTAATTTTGGCACATCAGTTAATTGACCAAGCGTAATATTGTTCGTGTCTATTGCATGAACCTCTCCACCCTCAATAGGTTGCCAGCCAGTATCTTTACGCATTTCGTTAATTGATATTGCGCCTAATTTAAACTGCTCACCAAGCGCTGTTACTGTCGTGCCAAAATCGCCACGTATAAATCCTCGCTCATCAAGCTTTATCTTTAGATTTTTAGGTAATAATGCGTTTAAAGCAAACTCAAGTTTTACTACTAAAGGCATTAGGACGTTAATGTAATAATCCTGATTACTGGCTTTGGTGTCAATACCTGAACTAACTTCAGCGCCAATACGGTGCGGTGGCACTCTAAATAGTGAACAAATATCTGTTTTAGAATACTTTCTTTCTTCTAGTAGTTCAGCATCAGCAGGGGATATAGCTAAAGGTCTGTATTTCAAGCCCTGATCAACCATAACAATTTTACCGTTGTTCTTTTTACCTACGTACTGTTCAGTAAACTGCTCACGTAACCGTTCAATAGCATTACGATCCTTAAATACTAAATCTGACTCAAGTATGCCACTTGGCATAGCGCCATTTTCCATCATATTAGCTAGGTGCTGCTCTTGAGAAATACCAAGACCTACGGCACTGCCGCCACATGAAATAGGAGATAACCCATTAAACCCATCAAGCGTATTTAGCTTAATGTGCATTATTTCATCGCCACTCATGGCAAGTTTTGGTTTGCCATCGTTAGTGGTATAGCTGTAATAAATATTACCATTTTGATCCATTTCTACATGAACATTATCTTGGTAACGAAACGGGATTATCTCAGAAACACTACCTCTATCGTTTTTTACAATATAAGCATAAAACTTACCTCTGGCTTCAAGGCAAGTTATGTACATTTCAATAAAGTCTTGCATACTCATAAAGTCATTAGGTGACTCCGTAAATATACGATGCTCTCTACCACTATCAACGACATCAAAGCCTTTTGCTGCTTTACGCATGAGCATAACAGGAAGTTGACCAACTGACTCAGACTTATCACGCCAACACGCATACACCGCAGAGTGCTGACTAGCTGTATGTACGTTAACTTCAACACCAGCAAAATTCTGACCACCGAAGAACCTAAAAACATCATTTGCAGCAATGCTTTTAGTGTTCATACTATATAAATTACTAATAAATGACTTTAAGCCCACGGTTTTTCCCTTTAAAATAAGCCTCTATGCTCCAAGGCATTATGTTCTACTTTTTGTAATGTAGCACATGATAGCGCAATAATCGTGCTAATTATAGGATCTATTTTATCGGTTTTACTGTTCTCACGAACAACTTTAACGTTATTCTGATCAGTAACCTTTAATATAGCATTAGAGGCAGCAAACTCTAAAAGCACATCATTATAGTGAAATGTTTTCTCTTTAATTAAGCCCTCTAGTTTTTTCGCTGGCTCTGACATATTGCCCGTACCTTGTGAAACAGCAACCATAGGCAAGCCCTCTTCAGCAAGATCCTCAGATATTTCCCTCATATGATATGGATCATAACCAAACATTTCTACATCAAACTCAGAGTCAGCCCATCTTATAAACTCAACAATAGGCTCATCGCGTATTGTTGCGGTATTTAATAACTCTAAATTTCCGTAATCAACTGCTTTTGCGTAAACTTGCCGTAGATGATCCGTCACACTGAGCATGGTCTGTTTTGGTAGAAAATTCTTATAAAAGCAATCCGCGCCACCATCATCATTAGGGAATAATATACAAAAAGAGGTTAAATCGTGTACAAGCGATCTATCTAAACCAACCCAGCATTTGCGACCACGATAGTTAGACATTGTGCGGTCAAATTTACAAGCATATAACTCATCCATATCGATCCATTTATCAGCGCCAGAAACGAACACGTTTAAATGCTTAGTTAGGAAGTTTGCTTTTTCTGACGATGATAGATGCGCTTCAATACATCGATCACGCAAATATTCAATACTTGGTTGATCACCTAACGCTGGATTAGCTTTGTGCCAGTTCTCTTCTAAATCCCACTGATCGCCTTTGTCAATCTCATAAATAAGATAAAAATACGCATCTTGAACACGCTCATTATTAAGGACTTGCTTACCAGCTTTATTAAGGTCAGTACAAATACCGTCTAGCACAGTGCCAGCAGTAGTAATTGTTAACATTAAACCCTCTGGCTGCGCTCCAAAGGCTGAAACCATAACGCCATATAAGTTCCTGTCTTTTATCGCGTGGCACTCGTCCAGTGAAGCAATTAATGGGTTAAGACCATCTAAACTGTTCGAGTCACTAGCTAGTGGTCTGAATTCTCCCTCTTGTGAGGGTAATAAAATATCATTAGCTCTGGCATCGAAAATAGTTTGCAACCGCTTTGATAGTTTAATCATCACTTTTGCAGCAGACCATAATATTTTAGCTTGATCACGTTTTGTTGCAACTGAGTAGGCGCGAGGTCTAAAGTATCCTGACTTGTACATAAAGTATAAGGTTAGACCGCCAGCTAGTGTTGACTTGCCACCTTTACGTGCAACCTGTACATAAGCGTATTTGTACTTACGCAACCCTGTTTCTTTTATCTTCCATGCAACAAGACTACAAACTAAAAATATTTGCCAATGAAAAAGTTTAGTGGCAGTACCAACCATCTTACCATCAGTAATAGGTATAAATTTAAACCATAGTACAATTGATTTAGCGGCTACCTCATCAAAGAATACATCATCACGCTCTAAATCTTTAAGATGTCTCTCACAAGCAAGCTTGATCCATTTGCCAGCAATTAACTTACCAGTAACTACGTCATGTGCGTACTTATGACACCATCGGTAGTCCTGATCACCAACCTTTAGATCAGGGTAAGCGTACTGTTCAATATCATTCATAATCTTCCCTAGCGATCAGGTTGTAATGTATATGCTGATATTTGCTATAACACCAAGAATCACTCCAAACGCCTGTATTGATATAATTAACTAAGGATGATTCACAATGATAAAGTTTTAACTTTTCCAAAGCCTTAACGCCAATTTGATTTATTATCTCTTGGGCTTGGTTATGAGATAATACAGCTTTAGCTTCAACCGAAACCATTGCTTGACCAACAAAATAAAACATTGAAGTTGCAATAATTAAACAAGCAGAATAAAAGATAGAGTCACTCTTTCTCATTATTTACTCCAAACAAATTAACAACTAATAACCAAGCATGAACTATTGACACCAAAGCACAAAAAACAACAGTAGGTATATTAGCCCAACCCCAATAGTCACCACCAATCATGTACCCTGAAAAAAAAGCAGCATACATAAATAACATAGATAATAAAAACAATAAAAGATTCCTCATCATACTTCCTCAAAACCATCATTTTTATTGCTAGAACCAGAGCCGCTAAGGTTAAAGCCTTTACCTCGGCTTTGAGGTGACATTTGAAACTCTTTCAGATAAAAACGAACATTCGCTTGAGCATCTTTGAGTATAGTGATTGCTGGATTAGCTTTAGCGAGCATATGCCTATCACTTCCTTTAACGCCTAGCATAATTCCATTTTCATCAATATCTCTCTGCGCGTTATCAATTGCTGCGTAGTTAATAGCCATAGTACCAATGCCAAAAGAGTCTTGGCTTTTTAGTGGTACGTCATTTTCTACCAGCTTGCTTAGTATCTCATAATAATACGTTAGAGCTTCATCAGACCTAACGAAACTTGGTGGGTTATCTTCAATCTCTTTCATATTCATACCTTTTTAGTTGTTTATGTTTACTTGTTTTAGTAATTCCTGATAATTAATATACTCGGTCATGGCTTTGTCAGCAGTGAACTTATCGCCTAAGTCGGTAGCTAATTCCCATTCCTCATAGTTTTCTTTTGCTTTTTTAGTGTACCAATCGGCTTTACTCATTATTATTTATTTCCTGAGTGTAATCATCTTCATTTTCGCCTGTCAAATAACAATAAAAATCTACAAGGTAAACAGCGTCACCAAAAAAACGACTTATTTTATTATTAGCAATATCAGCAGAGGCAGCAGCAGCGTACTCAGCAGCGTCATTATAAATCTTAGCCTCTTTAGCATTTTCCTCAATTTCTTGCAAACTGTACTTATCAGGATTAGCTAAATGATCTTTGACAAATAGTATGTGTTTGTTCATTGTTTATCCTTGTTGATTAAATTTCAAAAGCCATTTGTATAGATGTTTTATCAGTATCTTCATTGTAAATTAAAGAGCTTGCAGAGTTCACTGATTCAATATTGTTTTTCATTACATACGCCCTAACTTCTTTTGACTTTGGTTGATAGTTACCTTTTGACCAATTTTTATCTATACCTATATTTCGGGCAATATTTGTGCTGTCGGCTGACGCAAAAGGAAGATTTTTAAAAATACTTTTATTTAAACCCCTTAACATATGTAACTTAGTTATTGGATACCCATTATCATCAACAACATGGCGAATAACATCTTTTAACTTGCTTACACATGACGCTGGCTTGCTTACATCATGCTCACCACAAGAGCCTATAGCTACTCGATCATAATCATTACACAGCCTTATAAACCTTTCATCTGACTCATTCATGTGCCACACAGGAACACCAGCACCGCAGCGATTTAAATCCCATTCACTCAATAAGATGTCATTTTCAACTTCACCACCATCAATAACATCTGGAATAATGCAAAAGTCATACCTTGGATGATTTTTTATTGACTCAATAAAGCTATAATAATCATCCCAATCAATTTTTTTTGTTTTTTTCCAAAATGTAAAAGCACCGTTATCAATGCCAACACCCTGACTTATATCTAAAGCAAGATGTAATTGACTTGTATGCGCCCAACTAACAAAGGCAAAGCCATTCTTCCAAGCTTTCATAGCGCAGCTAGCTGGTGTTATAGGGCCACCGTGATAATGTTTCATATTTTCTGACTTTTAATAATGTAATGGTTTGGTATTAATGTTTTTATTGGTGCTTTTAAATAAAAGTTACCGTTTATTTTTTTGCATAAAATCTTCTGTTTTAATGTGGTTATTAACCATAAGTTAGTCATAGAGTTAGCACACAATGTTTCCCATTCTTTCATTGTTTATCCTTGTGGATTTCATCAATGTAATCTTGTTTGTTTTCGCCTGTGTACTTGAAGTATTGGTCAAGCCAAAAAGCATCAACATCAGTAGCATCAACATCAGTACAAGCATAAGCAGCAGCATTATCAGCAGTAGTAGCATCAGTAGCATCAGCAGCATCCTCAGCATCCTCAGCATTTTTATCTAACTGCTCTTGCGTGTACTTATCAGGGTTTAGCTGATGGTCTATTACCATTAATATCTGTGGGTTCATTGTTTATTATCCTTGTTGATTAACTTTATCAGAGCGATTTTGCGCTTGTTCGTTGCTGTATGATCCTGTTGAATAGCGAGCGTTATCAGCGCCAACAAGTTTATAAGTATTCTCGGCAATAACTTCTTGATGAGATATACCCATTATGTAATATGCTTTGTACATTGCTGAAATTAATTTATCTATATTTGCTTGGACTAGATCGGTGTCGATCTTTCTTTCATAAACACAGTGTTTTTTCACTGCATCAAGGATACCACCACCAGCAATAGCTATTTGGCTTGCTATTTTTGTAATGTTTTCAGTGCCAGTAATGGTATTTAAAGGGTTATGATTAATTGAAAGATTTTCGTTACCGTTAACCAAGCCCACTAAATAAAAATAAATATCACCAAGTTCCTCTACAGCATTTTCTTGATCAAATATCCCTGTATCATCGAAGTAGTTAGCGCATTCAAGGAACTCAGTACACTCGCCTGATATACCAGTAGCCATATGCCAAAGGTGCGATTTGCAACCGTCAAGGCTTGATGATATTTGCACTCCATCTTTACATAAATCAGTAACCATTTTTCTAAATTCTTGCTCAATCATGTGATAATCCAATCGTTTAACGTAGCTAAATATTAACGTAGCAACCGCAACAAAGCAATGTTTATTTTTGTTGACCAGCCTTTTTTTACCTAAATTCAGATAATTTTGAGGAAGACGGGGATAGTTGGCACGTTTGCTGCATATACAATCACTCCCCCCCCTTGCATAAATAAATATTATTTATAGCCAAGCCTGATCAATAGCTCAATGATCAAGGTGATCACTGTCATTATCATTATCATTATATAAATATAATTATTATTGTGGTGGTGGTGTAGTGTAGTGGTGTAGTGTAGTGGTGTAGTGTGGTGGTGTAGTGTGGTGGCGCTATATAACAGACATAAAAAAACCAGCTCAAAGGCTGGTTAGTTGGTTAGCTGGTTAGTTTCTTAGTTATTGAATAATGTTATTTGCTGCGTTTAATACTGAAACTATAGAATAATTACGGTTTAAATCCTCATTAGTAAAAGGTATTCCATTAAAATCCATAATAACACCATCAAAACCAACACCGTATAAAATGCCATCAATATCAAACCATTTTGAATCACCTGTATTAGTGATAAATTTAATAATTTTTGTTATTCCTATTATTTCATTATCCATAAACACAGTGGAATTATCTTTTAATTCAATTAATATTTTTGATTGGCTTATCATTTTTGATCCTTTTAAATACCGTTTTTTTTATTAATATATTCTGCGCAATCATTAGCATTATAAAAAAACCCACAAGTTTTCGTTATTTTACCTGTTTCCTCATAAACCTCTAATATTTCATAAATAACAATATTAGATTCTTTTTTTATTTCTATATTCTGATTATGATTTTTTAATTGTTCGCGCATTGTTTTTAATGAATGCCTATAATTTAATTTTATCATTATTCACCCTTTAAGTTAGTTGGTTAGCTGGTTTATCTATAGATCCCCTAAATATTCATAATCTAAACTATCAATATTACTAATGTAGTCCACAACACTGCTCCCTAAATCGTATTGTCTGCCCGTACCTTTAGTGCAACTAATCACACTGCAAAATCCTGAACTTCTACAATTATTTAAAAAACAAGCGCGATCCTCTTTCGTTTTAAATAACTTAAAATAGCCGTGCAAGGATCTTCTACCTGTGTTTTTGTTAGCTTTTCCGCGCGTACAATTTAGATAACCCACCCAAACCAAGATATTATTTTTCATTTTTGATCCCCTAAACGCTCTTTTAATAAACCTTTGATAGCATAGCTGTATAATGCTGGCGTTGTCTCATAATTAGCTATTGTGCTAATTGTGCGAGCTGATACGTGTAAAGCACTTGCGATCTGCGCTTGTGTCATACCTAGTAAGCGGATATTTGCTTTAAATTCGTTACTTGTCATTATTTTTGTGCCCTTTTATATTCAGCATAAGCTTTTAATATTGCTTGCTTTGGCAGTGTGAACTCAAAACTAACAGCGTGAATATATAAATGATTTTGTTCTTCATCTATATAAGAACAAAGATCACTCTCAATTATACTTTTTTGGCGATCTGTTAGCTTTTCACCGTGCAACCAGTGATCTAGCTGTTCGCACGGCTCTTCATCGTTATACATTAAACAAGCTTGTTTGCTCATATAATAATCAGCACCTTTATTAATAATAAGATCATGTTCAAATAGATATATTATATTTTCATCTTTAAGCCATTTTAAAAGCTTTTTAACACTATGATCTTTCAATTGTTGATCACCATATTGATCTCGAAAATCATTCAATATATGACCGTCCTGAATAACATTGTAATAAGAAACAAGATCATCAAAGTTTTCAAGTGCGTTGTTTAATACAAAGTTGTCATTAGAAAAACCGCGATCATAACTATCATTATACTGATCGTAACTTTCATTATAAAAAGCCGTTATTGCTTTCTTGAATTCTGCGAAATTTTTATTGTTCATTGTTATTTACTCGCTTATGTAGATCGATCTTGTGTTGTTTGAATTGTCAAAAATAACTAATATTTCAATAGTGTAATTATCATTATGATAATAATTAATATTATCAGTTTCTTGTCGCTCGTTTCTTTTCATATTGTGACTTTTTATTATCTGCGCTAACTTGTGATCGCTTATATTTGATATTTTAAATGTCATTTTTTATTTTCCTTAAATTTTACAAATACGCTTGCATTTAAAAGCGCATCTAAAAAGCTATTTTTTTTATAATTCATCACCAATATAATATTCCAATAAGCTTTTAAGCTCTTCTAAATTATCAAAC